TCGTTTATTCGTGGAACCACCTTAGATAATGCTATCGTGATTGTAGATGAGTTTCAGAACCTTAATTTCCACGAATTAGATTCTATCATTACTCGTGTGGGTGAAAATTCAAAAATTATGTTCTGTGGTGATGCTAGTCAGAGTGATCTTACCAAAACTAATGATCGTAATGGTATTGTGGACTTTATGAGTATCTTGCGTAAAATGCCTTCTTTTGATATAATAGAGTTTGATGTTGATGACATCGTTCGTTCTGGACTTGTCAAAGAATATATTATTGCCAAACTTGAGAACGGAATGTAATGTTTAATCATGTTGATTTAGATCTTCAACCTCTTGAAAGAGAGCATATTGATGGAGTTCGTTATTATAAGATACCTGATGAGGAAGAACTCGTCAAAATGGTTTCTATTACTTCAGTAACTAGTCATTTTAATAAAGAAATTTTTGTTAATTGGAGAAAGAGGGTAGGTAATGAAGAGGCAGATCGTGTTACTAAAGCGGCAACTGGTCGTGGAACTGATATGCATACCCTTACAGAGCATTATCTGAAGAATGAAGATTTACCTGAAGTTCGTCCCATTTCAGACTTTTTGTTTAAGATTGCCAAAGGTAAATTAAATAAAATAGACAATATATACGCTCTGGAAGGACCGCTATATAGTAAAGAATTAGGTGTTGCTGGAACCGTTGATTGTATTGCTGAGTATGATGGCGAGTTAGCGATAATAGATTTTAAAACATCAAAGAAACCTAAACCACGGAATTGGATAGAACACTATTTTGTTCAGTGCATGGCATACGGATGTATGTTATATGAGATGAAAGGAATATCGGTTAAAAAATTGGTAATCATTATGGCCTGTGAAAATGGCGAGTGTGTAATTTATGAAGAACGAGACAAAGCGAAGTACATCAAACTTCTCGGAGAATATATTAACAAATTTGTTAACGATAAACTGGAACTCTATGGAACCAAATAAAGAATTAGAAAAGGCGATAGAGAGCAAGTTTCTCACTCCCCAAAAGTTTGCTATGGAAATTGAAAAAATTGTAGCGGAAGAGGGGTTTAATTATATTGACGCAATATGTTATTATTGTGAAAGTAATAATATTGAAGTAGAATCAGTATCTAAACTTATTTCAAAACCTTTAAAAGAAAGATTAAAATGGGACGCAACTCGTCTTAATTTTATGAAAGCAACTTCTAAAGCAAAATTGCCTTTGTAAAAATGCCAATAAATCCTGCTTTTGCGTTACCAATTTACTTCAATAAAGCTGAGGGAAGTGTATACAATGGTATACAAAAAGAATTAACTAAAGTCCATACTAAAACGAAATTTATTCCTTTGGAAGGTCGTCCTCCTAATTCTCATGATGTTACACCAGATGCCTTTGTAACAAATACACTTCAAACTCATAATTGTTATAAGTTCTTAAAATTCTTAGATAATGAAATACATTGTTATCTTGAGGGGTTGGGTTATCCTGGACCTTGGGAGTATATTATTGATTCTTCATGGTTGACTAGTAATAAGAAAAATCAGATGGCATTAGAGCATTCTCATGGTCCTGCTGATATTTCTGGTGTATATTATTTAAAGACCAATGGTAAAGATGGAGCATTGTTTTTTAAAGATCCTTGTAGTAATATGGTTGGTAATTTAATCATGGATCTTGCTGTCAAACAACAAGATGCTCCTCTTGATCAGGGATTACTTATGATGTGGCCTGGATTTTTAAGTCATGGAACTAGACATAATCCAACAGATAATGAAAGAATAAGTGTCTCTTTTAATATTATATTTGCTAGAAGAGGATTTTCTATTAAAAAGAATGTAGATAATACAAGAGCTATCGCTGTTAGGCATAATGGTTGGAATGATATAGTGTGTTACGATGACTAGTATTAGACTTGCTGGTGCTCAGATACCAGTTACTCAGGATATACAATATAATAAGAGACAGATATTTAAGGCACTTGATTGGGCTAAAGATAATCAGGTTGATCATTTAGTAACACCTGAAGGATCTCTTTCTGGATATGGTTCTTTTACTTTATTTGACGAAAGTGTTGAGTTATCTGATGCTCTCAAAGAAGTTGAAGAACATCAAAAAAAGTCAAAAGTATTTCTTCACTTAGGAACTTGTTTTCAAGATAAAGAAAATATTGGTTTAGTTAATAGAAATCAAATTCGTCATTATGATCATAAAGGTCATTTGGGGTCAATAACTAAGAAGCAATATACTGTTCCTGCTGATAATAATATTCTTGGACATAATGGTAAAATTAATACATTTCAATTACCAGTAGAGGGTTTAAATAGACCTTATATAACAGCAGGTATGATTTGTAATGATATGTGGGGTGCTGTTGATTCAAGATTTTCTGGATTAATTTCTCAATATGGATCTTTAAATGAACAGTTGAAGGAAATAGATCCTGATTTAATTATTCATTCTACTAATGGTGGAAAAATAAGTAATAAAGAAATGTCAGAATTTTATTCTACAGAAGGACAATTTCAATTTAACAGTATTAGTGATACTTATTATTTTTGGCATGAAGCATGGTTAAAGATGACAGCAGTAAAGGCAGGTGCTATAATAGTTACAGCAGATTCTTGTGTTGGTTGGATTTTTAATCCTGAGACTGAGAGTCTTAATGATTATACAACAGCATCCCCAAGCGGCATTATTGATTCGTATGGTAATTGGTTAGAAAGAGTTCCTAGAACAGGTCTTTATTATTTCTATTATGATGTGGATGTTAATGCTAAAGAAAAAGCTAATGTTATGAAGGATTATAGGTAATGCCCTCTCAACTTGATTTATTACATTATCGTTTACAAGCGATTTTGCGTGACTATAATATGCCTGACCTTGAATATCTTGGTGAACGAAAAAGCTGGAAGTCTGGTGAAATGGTTCATTGGTATAGGGTAGGTGAGGCAGAAGTGCCTATTGATGCTATTACAGAATTTGAGACTGAAGAGGATGAAGGTGACACCGTTTGAGACTTACCAAACATACTTATCAATGAAAAGTCATTTTACTAATCCTAAGTATGACTTTGTGAAGTATGGTGGTAAATCTCGTGCTACAATGACATCATTCAATAAAAGGAAAGATAAGTATTGGTTTGAGAAAACTTCTAGAAAGTATTCAGATCAAGAAGTTGTTGATTTTCTTTTATCAAATTTCGTAAACGCTACTAACCCACAGAACTTATGGATTGGAGAAATTATCAATTCTGGAGAAAGAACATACGCAGAATGGATGAAACGTCAACAGAGTTTGACTTACTTGTTCACAGAACAAAGCAACGAATTACTATTGGAGAAAAACTTAGAAGAAGTATTCGATTGCTCGAAGGGACATCCAGTAGTTTTAAAGAAATATCTGGGTGGTGATATTAGTTTAGAAACTTTTGCTATCTTAGAGAAAATCTTTTCTTTTCAGAAAAATTTTGATAAAAAACTCGCAGATCCTGTATGGGAAACCGTAAGTTTAAAATTAAAGAAATATCTTCCCTTCATAAATATTAATGTATTTCATTTTAAAAATATACTTAGGGGTATAGTAAATGAGTAACTTTTTCGATTCTGAAATAGTTCAGAGAGAGATGAGAGATATTCACGAACTTCAAACTATAGTATATAATACTTCACAAGATTATGTTTCATTATCTCGTGAAGAGAAAATAGAACACATTGAAAATCTAACTGAATTGTTAGAACTGCAGAGGGTCATGTATACAAGGTTATCCTTGTCTGAAGATCCCAATGCTAAGAAGATGAAAGCTGAATTGGAAAAATCTGTTATCTTGTTAGGTTTTCCTGCAGGAACTGATATATCCGTATTATTCAGTGGTATGTCTCAAACAATAGAATCTCTTAAACAGAGTATTGACTATTGATTGAATCTTTGTTATAATAAAATCAAATCCAAATTAATCCAAATTAATCCGAGGAAATCCAAATGTCTTTTGCATCTTTAAAGAAGCAATCTAAACTGGGCTCTCTTACCGCTAAACTGGTAAAAGAAGTCGAAAAGATGAGTAACACAGGTGGTCAAGGTGATGACCGTCTATGGAAATTAGAAGTAGACAAAGGCGGTAACGGCTATGCTGTTATTCGTTTCCTACCTGCACCAGATGGTGAAGATCTACCATTTGTAAAACTATACTCCCATGCCTTCCAAGGTCCTGGTGGTTGGTA